GGGTAGCATTTTCTCCATCTCTATAAGCAAAAATTGCACCTAATCTATGGTTAGTATGTGTATCGTCACTCCATAAAAAATTAAATCCTTCACCGAAAGAAGTTGTTGAAGCTGTCCCATCATATTTAATATGGTAATTAGCCATTGTGTTTAGCCCAGAAGCAGAAGAAGCCCATTTGGTTACTTCAAGAGGATATAATTCGCTTGTTTCTATGGTTATTTTATCAGAACTAATTTCTTCTGACGTTATGTCATTAACATTTAAATTACCAAATCTGTCCCAATAATAATTTGCATCGCTATATATATATAAGGCAGCGACATTAACTGACCCGATATTGGCACTCTCATTCCGTGTTACCTTTATCCAATAACCTGATATAGCCGTTCCATCTGGTTGATAATCACTTTTCCAATCTGTGAACTTATCGCTGTCAAAGTATATCCAACCATTTAAGGTGAGTCCTTTACCAGAATCAAACGGATAGAATTGCACCCAAGCAGAACTCGTATTGTAATAGTAATACGTTAAGTCACAATCTATTGTGGCGTGTGTGTATAAAGATGGTCTAATATAATCAAATTCTTCATCAGCACCCAAAAGCACACTATCTCCTGAGTTAATTAAGACATCAGCACTTATATGGGTATTTCTCGTTCCAAGTGTAAATGTCCCATCAACGAGCCTACCACTCCACGATTCTAAAGTACCCCCTATCCATGAAGCATCATGGTGATTTATAGGGGATATATTGCTTCCGTATATCGCCAACGCTGTCTCGTATGAATCGTTATAGTTTGATTGTGTTACTGCAATAGCGTCTATATGTCCGTCAAGTGAAGCTGTAGGGCTTAGATTAATGACCTGTGCCGCTGAGTGTAGGGTTAGGTCTGTCGGTGATAGGAACTGTCTTTCTCCCGCTAATCCGTCATCTGAGCAGTCTAGTTTGAGATATCTAGCATCTGTCTCGTCAGTTACACTTGTCACCCTAGCATCGCCGTTATCGTTATCCGTAACAGCGCCATTATCAAAAATAAGTTTACGCGTGGGATAGACTGACGGAGATCCATCAACCTCTTCCGTCCGAACCTTTAGATTGCTATACGAATCCGCGTGAGCTGTTAATGGAATCAACAAACTTATCAGTAATATAATAAATCTCATCTAGCCTCCAGTATATGCCCGTTCCTAGCGTCCGTCTCCGCATCTCTCAATAACTGTACATCTGACTCGGTTAATGCATCGTCACCTTCTATCTGTACCGCATGCCGACACGAGGTCAAACATTCTTGTTCCCCAGGAACTGGAACACTCTCCATTGTCCAGGGGTTGCCTTCTAACCCTGCACGACAACCATCACATACATCGTCATCATCAACACCCGCAAAGATTACCTTCGTGCCTGGCGCGTCTTTTCCGGCTTCTTTAACTGCGCGTTCCTCAACTGTCCAAAAAAATCCACCATACGATCCGATACGTTTCTCGTATGAACCTATCGCGTCTTCTAGTGCAGCATCAGCCGTCGCGCGTGACGCATACGTTGATTCGCTCAATCCTGACAATTTATTATACATATCGTTTGTTAATCCGCTCAAATACACAAGATTCTGATCAATCTGTACATCAATAAACTTCGTCTTCGTAGCTTCTTTAACTTCTACAATACCTATCCGTTTAGCGGTATAATCTTGACCAAGCTGCGCCGCTACCGGGAAATTCTTCTCAGCTAACCCGTTCATCTTATCCTTAAACTTATTTAGTTTCGATCTCAACCCTTTAATCTTTATCCCGGACTCTTTCGTCCTGGCACCGGAACGTATCGCGCTTTTCATCTTACGATATTCGATACCTATCTCTTTAAGGTACGCGTTCATTCGAGTCAACACAATCTTATTCTTATCAGCCAACCTTACCGCCTTATCTCTGCGACTAATAAAATCTTTTGGTCGCACACCGTCATCTGCTTCTTTAACTTCTTTCTTCTCGTCCTCCGGCACCGGTAACGCTCCAAACGGACTCGCCACCACTTCTGGTTCTTGAAAATCTTTCTGCATCTCTTCTTCAATGTTATTTATTCCGGATCCGACCATAAACTCAAAGCGAGTTGTTTCAATCGGTGCTAATCCTTCTTTCTTCGCTAACGACCAACCTTCTGCCAACTCTTTAACGTCCTGTTGCAATATCGGAGGGAAGTCTAAGTCTATAAATCGACCTAACGCAAAGTCTCGCGTCTCGTCTAGTATTAACCTGTTGCGGTTCTGCCTATACTCAAACGCTTTATTATTCATAACAAATATTTTCATATCAAGCTGAAAATACAATATCGTTTTTATGGTGTCACCCCAAAAAGTCTGTAACGATCTAAACTTTTTCAACATCGGTAACTCTACACTTTTAGCTGTAGCCAGATTAGCGTTACCCAAATCACCAAAGTAATGTTCAAATAACCCAAACGATACAGTTATCATCCTAAACACTTCTTTAATTCCGGCAGTGAATAGCTGACCACTCCCGGCTTTTAAATCTATTGGCTTATTATCAACCGAAGCGTTTTCTATAATCGTCGAACCAGCTTGACGTGAAGGATTAGTTAATCGTGTATTCTGCTGGCCTCGACTACGCATCGCTTGTACTTGTGCTTTTGTACCTTTGATTTTTTTCTTCCATGCATATTGCGCTTGCGCGTGTATAAACGAACTCATATCACCATGTAACCGAGTATGATCGTTAACCCAATCTAACGCTCTCCAGGAGATCGGAACACCACGATCGTCATTTATATCAGCGTTAATCTGGATGTGATATATATACTGGCTCTCAAGTACCTGTTGTGGAAATATGCCATGAGCTTTTAACATCTCATCCCATTCGTTTTTAGTCTTAGCCTCGCGCTGAAACGCTGCGCCGTTAGATATGTCCGGGATATAAAACTTAGTCGATCCTTTCCAGATAACCCAAAAGTTAATACGCATCGGATCGTCTTTATCGTGTACCGGCTGCGTAGCCAGTGGATCCAGTATCCGAACAAACACCGACCCGTCAGTATCGACGAACAGTCTGAAATTTATTTCACCGTCATATTGTAATTTATTACTTAACGATCGCTGCGCCGAAGATGAAGTTAATGCTAACTTGTTATCTGGATCCTTCCAGAAACCATCGATGATCTCTTGCACCTCGTCGTTCTGTTTATTCGTTTCGTCTTGTGAGCTGGCTTTAGGATTTGTTATCCCTTCCCCAAACACATAGTCAGTCGTTAGTTGTATCGCATGCCCGACTAAAGGATTCTTACTATAGGCTGTCCTGGATCGCTTCACAATATCGTTATATTTTTCTTTAAATAGATTCCCAAATCCTCCTAACCCGGAGAAACTCATCCAGCCCATATCTTCAAATTGTCGTTCAATATCAGCTAACCCTTCTCTCAGGCTATCAACGATACCACTTCTTGTGAACTCGATACCTAACAGTTTCATATTTACTCCTTAAATTATATCGGTTACTTCTACAACATGCTCATCGTCAAAATAAGTCTCTTCAACTTCCATCGGCGCGTCGAAATCTTCCATGAGACTCCGGCACACGCCAGCGACCGCGTCAGCGGTATCTTTACTGCCTAACGGCGGATGATCGACTTTCTTACCTTGTTTTAATTCTAAACGGCGGCTTTCTGCTAAGAAAACATTATGAGGAATACACTCGAGTCTGTTTGTATTAATAAGTGATTTCAATGTATCATATCCTATTAAATCTTTATCTACTGACAACAGCCCGGCTTCAAATCCTTTCGCTTCGAGAATCTGTCTTGAGTCGACAGATTGGAACTGATCATACGTCACCTTACGGATATTATATCTTTTGTCTACTAAAGTATATATCATTTCCCTTATTTCTCCAAAATTTATTTGTTCTTTTCCACATATAAAATCGTAAGAATCATTTTTCTGTCTCATCTTTATAGCTTGTTGCTCACAGACGATACGTAATATCATATCAATTATAACCTTACCCTGGTCATAATGCCCCATCGCAAAACCACATTTGTCTCTACTTACAGCAAGATCAATGTGTACATTATACTCTACGTTCTTTGGCAGCGTTTGTCCTGTCCAGTTGTTCTTTTCCAATATTATAGGCAACGTACACCTTTCCATGCTGCGTTTTAAGTTGTCTATTTCTCTATCAGAGAAGTACGGTTCCAAGACTAACGACGGTACCGCTCCGAAATCGCGCCACGCTCTTGAAAGGTTACGCTCAAACGCATCTTTGTATTTGTTAGGTATCTTAATCTTTTCACGATTAATAGGATGTAACAACTCGAAAAACTCACCTTTCTCTATTGCTACCTTATCATCTGGTCTATTGTCCCAAGTGGTCCGGCGCGTTCCTCTGATTTTCGGATTACTCCTTGCCTCTGCCAGTTTTCGTTCAGTGAAGTCGTCAACATATTGTGGTGACGAAGTTATGGCCAGGAAACCACATTCATTAAACCTACCAACAATACGACGATCCAATCCGTCATAGACATCCTCCGCGACGTCGTGATCTTCTGTCTCTGTGAAGAAGCTCGCTTCGTCTATATTTCCAGCGAATATCGTGTATCCTAGCGGTGTGCTGCTTGATGAGTTTCCCGGGAAGATAACTATATCTTTATCGAAGCGCAACTCTGACCCTATCTTATGATCTGGTTTGCAATACGTCTGAAACCACGGAGAGTTTGATATCCGTGACCCCACTTCTCCAAACACTATCTTTTTGGCCTGTTTAGCCGTCTTGGACATATTCAGAAGAGTAAGTGTACTATTGCGAGCCATTCCGTATATGCGCTGTGGAGACTTGTAACAGTAAAGTCGATACAATATATAGCAGAACATAACACTAACTTTAAAAGACTTTCCAGAACCAATACCCCATACATCGACACTCTCCTTGTAAGGTGAAACGAATTTCTCAAGTGGATCAGAGCTGAAGATCTCTTTCAGCTCGTCCACAACGTTATCCCAACAATCCTCACCTGCATCGAGATATTCCGGGGATTTAATAAACGTTTCTATTCCACACGGTATCTCATCATATATATCGTCATCCCTCATCTCCGCCAAGAGCCTTCGCCGCTGGCACTCCGAGAGACTCTGAAAGGAGGTTGGTAATCTGATCGGTTGATTTTCCATTTAACTCTTTTAGTTTAGTCGCATATTCTTTCGCGTTGAATACCTGGATCACAGTGTTGTTTACTTGATTGTAGTTTTTTGACATATCTATCAAGGGCTTGTCTATCCTATATTTACCCGGCTTATTAACACTTAACCAAAACTTCTGCGCGTTAGTGTCACCCTTGAGACAATTCTTATACAAAGAATCTTCTACCAACTGAACACGATGTTCAGTCAGAGCCTCCATATATCTATCAACGCGCGGATACCTTTTCCGCCATCTCCATAACGTCATTGATGTTATACCAGCAACGTCACACGCATTCCCCAAACCGCCACCTTTGGCTAGTCCTTCTCTTATATTCTTTAATACTTTACTTTTATATTTAATCATAACTTTTTCACTTTGTTGCCGGTGAACTCTTCCCATCGATCAATGATGACCTGGCAGTAACTTGGATCCAATTCCATCATGCGGCACTTGCGGTTTGTCTTCTCGCAGGCTATCAACGTTGAGCCGGATCCGCCGAAGAGGTCGAGGATTGTGTCTTGTCTTATAGTGCTGTTATTTAATGCTCTAGTGCATAACTCTATCGGTTTCTGCGTAGGGTGTTGGTAGTTGGTGTCTTTGTCTACCTTCCACACATCACTATCGCTTCCCTTAAACTCGCCAAAGTAAAAGCATAGTTCATACTGCCCCCTATATCCTTTGCCTAATCCGAAATTGTTCTTATACCATACAATAACATCTCTTGGCATTC